AAGTAGTTGAAAAGCTAAACGGCATGTTAGAAACAGTTGAGGATATGCCATGGCAAAACATGACCCGCGATAAGCTAAAAGAATTTCATACTAAGTCCAAAGACCAACTAAACGATATTCTTTATAGGCTTAAACACGTAAAGATAGACGACCTATTATTAGAAGCTGGTTTGTATTTCTTTTATATCGATGGTGAAAACCCATACATTATAAATAGCGAAACGCAACAAAGAAAAATGGATGCAATTAAAAACGATGATGAACTGCGCGCTTTTTTTTTGAACAGTATAGAACAAATTTTGAAAGGTTCGAGCGCTTTAAAAAATTAAATTATCCAAGGCTAAACAAAATTGAACCAAACGTAAAACCGAAAAAGAAACCGCAAACATATCAACACGCACTGCAAAAACTATTAAGGCTTATAAGCGAATTAGGCACCAACCTACATGGCATTGTATTAGCTGGTGATTACTTAGACTTATATACCTTAGGCAGCTATAATAACGAATCATTGGCCAACTTATCAGGGCTAACACTACAGGATGAATATATTGATGGGCTGCATGGCATAGATGAAATTAACAGCGCGTTCAAAGGTTCTAAAAAGTATTTCTTATTTGGTAATCATGAAGACCGCTACTTTAGGCATATCAAAGAAAAGGATAACGCAAAGTACGGCGGCGCACTTATAAACCCAACTGAAGCGCTATATCTTCACGAACGTGGATGGGAGATTAAAACAGATTGGCAAAGCGATTATTTCACTTTAGGTAAACACTTAGATGTGGTACATGGCGTTTATACTTCTATTCATGCAGCAAAATCGCACTTAGATAAAACACAGCATTCGGTTATGTTTGGCCATACGCACCGTGTTCAATGTTACCATGCCGGGAACAAAGCAGCTTATAACATCGGCGGTTTATTCGATATTAAGTCTAAAGGTTTTAGCTATATGCCAAGATTTCAGCGCCAAGTGTGGGCAAATGGTTTCGCCATTGTCAACGTAACTGACAATGGCGATTTCTACGTAGAACAAATAAATGTTTGGGCCGATAAGTTTTTAGCGAACGGTAAGATGTATTAGCGTTTTGCGAACATAGCCGTGTAAGGATGCCCACCGTAATTAAATAACGGGCCTTGATACGGCCATTTAGCATAGTTAGTAATATGCCTTTGCCATTGTTCCCAAGGCGTTTTAAACTTAGCTTCGCGAAAGTCCAACCAAAAATATGCCCGATGCGTTTTTAGTTCGTTGTTCAATAGTGCAACCCATGAATAATAACGCGATTCTGATTCTATTACTGAGTAGTTACGCGATGGTATCCAAAATTTAAAACGCTTATTCTTATTGTAGAACTTACGCGTTAACGGAAACAAGTTGAACGAATTGTTTAGTATCAAACCTAATTCAATGTTATCTGGTTGGCCGCTTAAAATAAGTTCGCGCACCCATTTAGATTCCGTTTGCATACTTACTTCTAATTTTGTGAAACGCTTGTTTTTCTATTTGCCTAACACGTTCGCGGCAAATCTTCATTTTTTCGGCTACTTGACTTAAATCTTGCGGGAACGTATCGAAGTATCGAAGCTGCAAAACTTTATACTCACGTTCCGTTAAACATTCGGTTACTTCATTATAAAGTTCTTTTAGTTCAATTTCTAATTCGTATTCTTTGATTCTTCCAAGTCAATAGTTAGCCCTTTGAACATCGCCCATATCTTTATTAAAAAAATATCTTTGATATAGGAATAATAATTGTGAATCCATTTGTTTTTTCATAATGTTAAATTGCAGTGTAAGATGCTGCGCCCTGTTTGGTTAGTTAAGCTATTTTAAGCGCTTCTTCAAGTATTACTATTGATTGGTCGCGAGTTAAGTTATAAGTATCGCAAAGCATATTTGATACTACAAAAAGATGTTGAGCATCGCCTAAGCCCTGAGCTAACATTTTAGTTAAAATTTCTTTAGCTGTAATTAAAGCGTTTGCGAAGTTTAATTCTTGAGTTGTCATAATCATTAGTTTTTAAAGCGTTTCATCAAATCGATGCTCAAAGATACAGCTACTTTCCAAAACTGCAAATAATTTTATAAAAATTTTATAAAATGTTTTATCTTTTTTTGCCCTAACTTTACAACCAAATTAAACACACATGATTTTCAGAAAAAGAAACAGGGCCGAACAAAACGAAAGTAATTATCAGAAGTGGCTTAAAACCTACATTCCCGAAACTACAAAGCAGCGTATAGAATTGACAAGAGTATTTACAGACCGCGCTGGTAATAACTTTTACATTTTGAAAAACCCTGCAAACTTAACGCGTGAACGTGCGCAAAGAATTGAGGAAGCGATGACCGCTATTGATTTTGGCATTAACAAAACTGAAGTAGTTGAAAAGCTAAACGGCATGTTAGAAACGGTTGAAGATATGCCATGGCAAAACATGACACGCGACAAGCTAAAAGAATTTCACACTAAGTCTAAGGACCAACTGAACGATATTCTGTATAGGCTTAAACACGTAAAGATAGATGACCTATTATTAGAAGCTGGTTTGTACTTCTTTTATATCGATGGCGAAAACCCATACATCATAAATAGCGAAACGCAACAGCGCAAAATGGATGCAATTAAAAAAGATGATGAACTGCGCGCTTTTTTTTTGAACAGTATAGAACAAATCTTGAAAGGTTCGAGCGGTTTAAAAAATTAAACTTTCCACGGCTAAACAAAATTGAACCGAACGCTAAACCAAAAAAGAAACCGCAAACATATCAACACGCATTACAAAAACTAAAAGAACAAAACCGCGAAAACGATTATATAATAACTAAGGGTGACCCAGTACAGATGGCAAATGTTAGATTTTGGGTTATACGTGATTATTACAGCGCATTAGAACAGATACTAAAAGATAACGATAGGGCCGAACAAGCCAATAAAAAAATAAACAAATAGTAATGGCAGAAATTAAAGACGTTTATAGTTTAGAATTTAACAGTTCACAGTTTCAGACTGAAATCAATTCAGCTATTGAAAGTATTGACCAGCTAAATAGCGCTATGGCCGAAGGTGTTGATGTTGCTGATGAATTAGAATCAGCGCAGGCGAACTTAGTTAACGTGTTGAATACTGAAGCCAAAGGCGTTGAACAGCTAAATCAGAAACGCGATACTTTAGTTAAAACACAAAAAGCCGTTAACGCTGAATCAAAAGCTGGTGTAGCAGTTGGTAAACAATTGGATGCTACAAATAAACAGATAGCAGTTAGTACAGGTCAGGCGGCAACACAGCAAAGGGGTTTTGCGGGTTCGTTAATACAAGGCGCGCGAAATATAAACAGCATGCGCCGCGCTGGTATGATGTTGGGCAACGTATTTAGATTGTTAGGCGGTTTAAATCCTTTTGGTCTATTGCTTACTGCTATACCTGCCGTTATAAGTCTTATAACTGGTGCAACAAGTGCGCAAAAAACATTTAATGAAGCTGCTGAATCTGCAATAGATAATTATGCAAAAGAAAAAGTAGCTGTAGATGAATTGTTTAATTCATTAAGCGATGTTAATATTAAAGGCGATGAAAGAAGCGCTGTTATTGAACAAATAAATCAGCAGTACGGCGATTACTTACCTAATATGTTAACTGAAGCATCAACTGCTGAAGAAATTGCAGCGGCTTACGATTTAGTTAATCAGGCATTGATAAGAAAGGCGGTAACGCAAGCTAAAACGCAAGCATTAGAAGAAGCAACAGCTAAATTATTAAAACAACAAACATATTCATTAGATAGAATTGCTAAAGCTGAAGCTATTATTGCAGAACAAAGAGCGCAAGGTATTAAAAAAGTTTCTCAAGGCGCAAGGGATGATATAAAACGCCAAAAACAAAACATTGAAGATTCAAAAAAAGAATATCAAAATTCTTTAAAAGTAATTGAACAAGCATCTCAAGACCTTGAAAAATCATTAGGCTTAAATGCTGAAAACGGCGGCAAACGTCAAGTAAGAACTGCAAAAAATTAAGATTATGACAACTTTAGGATGTTTAACAGTAGGAACAAAATTACAAATGCCAAATCAAAGCGGAACTTATGGTACTTATTCAAATATGATTGTATCAAGAATTGAAGAAACAAAATCAGGCAGGTTAATGGTATATTATACTTATACTTTTACTTATAAAGGAAAAATTGAAAACCTTGAAACAAGTATCAATCATTCAGCTTTATCAAAAAAAACAAGATTGATTGACTACGGTTATTCAATTTAATTCAAAGATAAAAATCGCACAGTATTCGTACAGCGTTGACAGCTCGGAAAGACGGCAACTTTTTTATATCCAAGGTTTTCGGTCAACCTACAAAACCGAACTTTAACTTTTTAAAACTTGACACAATGAAAACACTACTTTTTATTTTCGCGCTTTCATTTAGCGCAATGGCTCAACAACAGGATACTTTTTATTGCATTCAGATACTTAGCACGCGACACCCAGAATACATACGCGCTGAACACTTAGCGATGTGTACAATTGAACAGGCGCAAGTAGAACAAACAGATAGCCTATATCGGATTATGTTTGTTTACAACACAATTGAAGAAGCTGAAATAATGCTTACAACGTGGAAACGCGCCCACAAAGATGCTTTTATTTGCCGCCGTACTTCTCAACAGGTTCTTAACTTCTATCAATTCTATACTTATGATTAGGCACGTACACATCAAAGGAAACAACAAACGCGATAAAAAAGGTATTTTACAGCAGTTCTTAACCGAAGCGCAACAATATAAACCTTTAACGCGCGAAGAAGAACGATTCGCGAATCGCGATATGCTAATAAAACACAATATGCTGTTTGCTGCATCGGTTGCGTTTCGTTATGACAATTCACAATGCGATATTATGGATTTAGTAAGCGAAGCCATGATAGGCTTAATTAAAGCCGCTGATACTTTTAACCCGGCATTTGAAAATAAATTCATTAGTTACGCGCTGTTTCATATTCAGCGCTATATTAAAGAGTTTTTAGATACTAAGAAAAGTTTTGTTAGATTACCGCACAAAATAAGTGAAATAAAATACAAAATTGGTAAGCATGAAGAAACAGATTCTCAGCTATTGGCCGAAAAGCTAAATATACCTGAGCATCTAATTGTATCGGCCCAAAGTATTACAGGATTTGTTAGCCTTGATGATTTAAATGAAGATGGTGATGCAATATATCAAGTTGCATCGGATGACCTAACAGATAAGCATATTTTAAAGCAAGAACTAAAAGAACTTTACAACGAAGTTACCGAATGTTTAACGGACCGCGAGTTGAAAATATTACAGCTTCGATATTTCGATAACTTCCCGCAAGATTTAAACCAAGTAGCTGAAAAGATGAACGTTTGCCGCGAACGTGTTAGGCAAATAGAAAAACAAGCATTTCATAAAATACGCAACAAGTATGCAAACGGAATCTAAATGGGTACGCGAACTTATTTTAAGCGGCCAACCAGATAACATTGAATTAGGCTTTATGCTTAATGATTCGTTTAATTTGTTCCCCTTAACGCGTAAGTTTTACAGAAAATATAAGCGCTTTAAATTCTGGCAGCCATCGCGGCACTACTCAGTATTAGAATCAGAATCGCGTTATTATTCATGGGTTGCATTACTGAATAACGAACTAAAAACGCACCGCTGTTATTTCTGGTTAGACTTTCAAGAACCGAAGTTTAAAACGCCGTGGCAGCAATGGCAAAAGCATATTACAAACTATGCTAAGTTTCCGTATCATGGACCGTTGTTTAATTACGGTGGGCATCCTTATACTGCTATGTTCACAAAGCGCTAATACATTTTACCGTTAGCTAAGAACTTATCAGCCCATACATTTACCTGTTCTACGTAAAAATCGCCATTGTCAGTAACGTTGACGATGGCGAAACCATTAGCCCACAATTGGCGCTGGAATCGCGGCATATAACTAAAACCTTTTGATTTAATATCATATAAACCGCCAATGTTAAACGCGGCCCTATTCCCTGAATGATAGCATTGCACGCGGTGCGTATGACCAAACATAACTGAGTGCTGCGTTTTATCTAAATGCGCTTTTGCTGCGTGAATAGATGTATAAACACCATGCACTATGTCAAGATGTTTGCCTAAAGTGAAATAGTCCGACTGCCAATCTGTTTTAACTTCCCATCCACGCTCGTATAAGTATAGTGCATCAGTAGGATTTATTAAAGCGCCACCGTATTTGGCATTATCCTTTTCTTTTATGTGCCTAAAGTAGCGGTCTTCATGGTTGCCAAATAGAAAATACTTTTTAGCACCTTTAAACGCGCTGTTAATATCATCAATACCTTGCAAGCCATCAATATATTCATCTTGCAATGTTAGGCCCGATAAGTTAGCTAATGATTCAGCATTATAGCTGCCAAGTGTATAAAGGTCTAAATAATCGCCCGCTAAAACAATGCCGTGTAAATTTGTGCCAAGTTCAGATATTAGCCTCAGTAGCTTTTGCCAAAGTATCTGATTGTGAAACGGTCTGTGAACATCTGAAACAACTAACCAGCGCTGCAAACTTTTGTTTTGTCTGCGCTTCTCATTTATTAGGTTTTTCCAATATTCTACTTCTTCATTAGAATGTACTTTAATTTTGGGGCGGTATATCATAGGGTTATAATTTTATATCTTGACAAAACGTGTTAAGTAAGTATCTCAAATTATCTAATAAGTCAGCCTGTCGTTCTTCACCTTTGCCTTTAATGATTCTGCGGCTATTATCTGATTTGATACGTAAACAGTCCATACGTAAACCCGGGCATTTGTCTTCATAAATTTGAAAATCGGGGCACATGCTAATAATAGTGTTTGTTTGCACGTACGATTCAGCATGCAGCGGATTAGCTTTAGGCACTACAAAAAACCGCGCGGGTAACTGCAATTCTTCCTGTATAATTTCGTAGTATGTTTTAGAAACACGCTGCCTACCATCGGAACGGTCACCACTCGCATCGCCTGTAATTAGTAATGGAATAGTGCAAGGGTAAATAGCAGTATCGGACCAACGCCCGATTTTCTTATTTGTTTCTGCAAATATCCATTCCCTAAACGCCTGGCATGTATCATAGATTGAAGCCTCGCCGCGTTCTTCACTACCTATCTTAAATTCTTTAACGATGTGAACACCGTAACGATAACGTGAACGTGCTGATACATCAGGCGCCAATGTAGTTTTGCGCATAACGGCCGCGGTCATTGGTATTTTGTTAAAGTCAAATGAAACATAAATCTGTTCCGTTTCCCAATTTATTTTCTTTGAAGGTTGAAATACTTTTTGTTGAATGCTTTTATCTTTTAAAACATAAACCCATGCTTCACCTGAATAGTCTACAAATACAGATTTATACTCTTGTTCAAACGTTAGGCGGTCAAGGTCACGACTTGCATCGGCTACTTCAGCAGGGTCAATTGCAGGGTTATCGGTTGTTTCCATTCGAAACGTTATCCAGCTGTCGCTGCCGTTTTCGCTTTGTGGTAAATCTATGTCATTATAGCAATTCTTTTCTACGTTGCCAGCCTTAGCGCCGTTTCTGCATAGTTCATACCAATAGTTATCTTTACCCGCTGCTGTACCAATAAAAAACGCCTCACCTTTGTAGTCAGTCAAGGTAGGGCGTGAAACTGTTTTCCAATGATATTCTAATATATGTGAAGGTATCTTTTGCGTTTCCTCGTAAATAACGCGGTGATATTTTCGCCCGCGCCCTTTATCTTTTCGCCCTTCATCGCCAATAGACCACACTTCTAAAACGCCGCCGTTTAAAAACTGCATTATCTTTGATGTTTCGTCTTTGTGTTTAATGATTCCGCCTTCTGATATTGTTTTGTAAGTATCTACTATCTTATTCCAGCTTTGTGCAAAATCTTTAAAATCATCAACAAAGATACCTACAAACTTACCTTCAAATACTGCTGGGCTTATAAGCGGCAATGCAACCGATGTAATAAGTTCTGTTTTACCAAACCTACGTGCGCAAACAATACAATTAAACCTGCGCTTATTATCTAATATTCGTTTTTGCCCGGTGTGCGGCTTAAATAGTTGTATGTTTATGTTACGCGCCACTACTTAGCTTCAGGTGGGTACTGAATGTTTATGTTTATGTTTTTGTCATCTTGCGTTTCGCCCTTCGGTTCTATTATGCCATAATTAAACCCTAACAATAGTTTAGTAATTGCAGGATTTGATTTGCCATCTAAACCCCTTACTACTTTGTTTGTTAGTATTTTATGTTTCGCGCGCGCTATAAATACCGAAAATTCAGGCCTTTCGGCGTAATTCAAAAGCGTATCAGCATCACAATCTAAAAAATCAGCTAAACCATAGATAGTGTAAGGTATTGGGTCTGGCAAATCAATTACTTCATAATAGTCACGTGTTTTTACAACTTCTTTTTTTGTACGTGAATCGCAATAATCAAAATAGGCTTCAATTTTACTTTGCAGTTCTTCGGGCGTTTTAAATAACAGTTTTCTACCTGCAATTCCTTTCATATTTTCGTTTTAAGCAACTTTAAATAAGTTTTGATATCTATACACAACTTTAATATAAAAATGCCTTAAAACAGCTTTCAAATGCTTTATAGGCTATTATCTATATTATTATTAGTATTATTATTTATATTATTATTATTATTTATTATTATTGTTAACACTTGTTACATTAAGTGTAACACATAAGTAATTGATATATAGTACATGTTACACTGTTACGTATGTTACACTATATTCTACATATATGTGAGAGTAAACATAAAAAATACACGCATATACGTGTTGAAGTGGTGTAACAAGTGTAACAGCGTAACAAGCTATGATTATCAGCGTTTTATGCGTTACAATTGGTGTAACATGGTGTTAACAAGTAGAAAGAACGTTTTTAGCAGCAGGCTGCCGTAATGGCAAAAGTAAAGGTAATATTTGTAAAAGCAAAGGATTAGGTAAATAAATTTTCCTCAGACTTAAACATACATAAACCTATGAACACGTTTCTATGGTTTCTTAAATTGCCAATTATCATTCTATTATAAGCATTTGAATTGTAATAATCGGGCACAGTACCGTTTTTTTCTAAGCCTACAAAAAAGTGATGTTCATTATAACTTAAATCACGAAAGCGTTGTTTAGTTTCATTTGTAGGGTACAAAATTCGAATATCTTTGTAAAGTTTATTGCTGTAGCTTTTACCTTTTAAACTTTCCTGTATTGAATACTCAGTACCTTCAAATAAATCAAACTGCGAATCATTTACATAGTTTTTAGATGTTAAGACCATTATTTTTTTATCTGTAATATCTATAACACCCATTGATAAGTGATTAGCATTTAAAGTATCAATAGTTGTAAGTTTTATTTTATTAAGAATCATTTGGGTTTGTTCTTTTTTAAATAAACCAACTTGCTTAACTTTTAATGGCTTATAACTATTTTCACGCCTACATGTCATTGGTTCAACTGTAACTTCATATACACCATGTTTTTGCATTTTATACATTTCAACTGGATATATTCTTGTAAGTTCATATGTATCTAAGTTAATACCTATTGTACAATGAAACGTGCCTTTTAATTTGTTGTTATGCTCCCATTGTGCAATAGCAACCTGTAAGAATCTAATTTTCATCTGCTAATTGTTTTAAATAATCACCATGACATCTAAGCGGTGCGCAATGGCAGCCTAATACTTTGCCTTTCAAATCATCAACTTTATTGTGTAGGCTTCTTTTGTGTTTAAAGTATTCAATATATCCATCACATACCTGGTCACGGTTGCCATCAGAATCTAAAAAAAACGGGTTGCCAAATTCAGAATACCTATCAATTTGTTTATAGATACCTTTGTCTTTAGCATATTTTAAAACATGAAAATGCGTATTCATATTTATTACAACCGTTTCGCCGTTTGCAATCTGATTTAGCATTTTTTGTTCATCTAAAGAAATAGGCTGTGTTTGTGTTTTGTGTTCAATGCGCTGGTTTAACTTTTCTTTATACTCAGCTGCTTTTTGTTCTTTTAAATCTTTAAGTTTTATAGAAGCCAATTCTTTAGCCTTCGCCTCAACTTTAGCCTTTAGTTCATCTTCAGATATAAAAATTTGTTCACTTTTAATTTGCTTTTCTACTACCTTTTCAATCTTTGAAAAATCTTGAATTTCTTGTTTAGTAAGTTCTGTTTTTTCTAAAAGTATTTCATGATGCTTTTCGGGTGCAACTTTAGAAATAAGGTCAATGCCGCGAGAAAATTCACCATCTCTTTGTATTGTTTTTTCAGAAACACTATATTCTTGAGCAAGTTTTTCAGATGTTTTCAAGTGGACATTTTGACTATTTGATTTTCTATCACCACCATGTTTCTTTTTCTCATTTTCATACCTAACACCCCTTAAATAACTTTTTTGTGTTTCAGTCAAGTTACGGCGTCCAAACTGATTAACCAGCATCCACTCAATTACATGATACTCACTTTCAAAAACCTTTTCAATAGTTTTAAAACTTAACTGCCAATCGGTAGCTATCTTATAACGGTTGTGTCCATCAATAATAAAACCGTTCCAGGTTACAATGGCATCGCGTATACCTTCATCAATGCAGTTCGTTTCAAGCTGTTTAAATTCTTCAGCCGTTAACGGTGGTATCAGCTTTTTAAATTCTTCTTTAATTTTAAGTTCCATAAAATATTTTTTAAAAAACTAAGCCCCACAATCAATAGGGACTTCACTACCTATATCATGCAGGGCTAAAATATCTTTTATTGTTCTATTGTGAAGTCGAACATGTGCAAATATAATACTTTTATTTTTCTAATTCATCATTCAAACTACTTTTTTTAAGCAAATCAGTATAATTCATTGAACCTTTACGGCTAACATCACGCCCGAATATTTTACCGAACTTTTCGGCTGCATCTTTAACGGCGTAAGTTTCGGCAGCGGGTGCAGCTTTTTGCACGCCATCGGTTTTAACGGCATTCCAGTCGGTAGCGCCTGCGCCCTTATCAGTTTGTATCGGTGCAGCACCTATGCCATCCTGCCACATTGGTTCGCCGCTTATCGGGTTATTTACATGTAAACGAACCGTTACAACTACTGAATTAGCTACTATCTGTGTTGAGCGAATTTCAACATTAAAGTTCCCGAAAATACGCGTTAACAGATATTCTATTTTTTCAATAGGTATGTATCGGTAATCGCGAATCATCGGATGCTGAACTAACCACTTTGCGGGCGGGTCTTGGTTCAGTAATACTGTAAGCGCGTTTTGTTTTAGGCTGTCTTCATTTTCTACTAATAGTTCCTGAAGTGTCGGAAGTTTTGTTAGTTGTGTCATGGTTTGTTATTTTAAAATGTTATAAATAAACTTTTGTACCTTTTTGAATTTCTCTGCCACTTTCAATAATAAACAGTTTTGCTTCTTTTAAAGATTTTGCTTTAATCTCTTGTGTGCAAAATGAATCATTAGTGTTTGCTGTGCGTGTCCAAGCTTTGTAAGTTTTCATAATTTTAAATTTATTTAGCCCATGTAGGCAGTGAAATAATATGTATTTTGTTATCAGTTGTATAGCCGTGAAAATTACCGTTTTCCTTGCATTTTTTAAGCGTTTCTATATCGGCTAAATATTCCTGCCGCCCGCGTTCGATAGCTTCGGGGTCAAGTTCATAAAGTTCAACATTAAACGGCGCTTCTTTTTCAACGGCTATAAATATAAAACGTTCGGCTTTTGTTAGGTCCATGTAGAACGCCGCTTGAACGTGATAACGATAATTCCAAACAGATTTAGCAAATTCGCCGGGTGCTGAATTAGTTGTTGTTTTAAGGTCGATGCAAACGTTATACTTAGTGTTTAGAAAATCTACTTTGCACTTCGCGTCAAGTTCTGCAATTTTACCAAATATAGGTAGTTCAGCTTGGCCCTGTTGTAAAAGTAACGCCGCCTTCGGATGTGCTAATACAGCGTTTCGAATGTTTAGCGCTAATTCGTAATCTTTAGCCGATACAAATAATTCTTTACCTTCGGATTCGGCTATAAACGATTCATATATAGATTTACCTTCTTTAGTACGGCGGTCGCATTCAGGTAATACAGCGTAATTATTCTGGTCAAATACAACGCTATGAACTAAGCTACCTAAATTCATTGCCGATGTTGGCGCTTGTTTTTCACCTTCTATATAGGCTTTGTAATGCGCTGGTGACTTATGTACTAAGTCTAAAAGTGACTTGCTTATGAAGTCAGTTTTTTTGTGATACTCTTGGTTTGTCATAAATTTTTATAATTTTTTATTAAATAATAGCACAAATTTAAAAAAGGTTTTTAACTTTGCAACACATTTAAACAAAAAAATATGAAAACTTTTGAAAAATTATCTGTTCGATGCGACATTTTAGGCATCAGTATTTCGGAATTATGTAGGCGTGCCGAAGTTGGGCGGCAAAATCTTGAACATTGGAAACATGAAGAACCGACAACACTTATTATGTATTTCAAACTTATGAATGTTTTAAACGATTTACAATATGAATACAATACAGCTAAGGCCATATCAATCGAAAAGCGTAAGCGACATAAGAGAGAGCTATAAAAGCGGAAACCGTAAAGTATTGTTTGTATTGCCTACGGGCGGTGGTAAAACTGAAACGTTTATTTACATGGCTTTAGAATCAATATCAAAAGGTAAGCGTGTTTACTTCTTAGTTCATAAAAAAAACCTTGTCAATCAGATTTCAGAACGTTGCAGGCGATACGGTTTAAAGCATGGTTTCATAGCGGGTAATAGACCTAAACAGTATTATTTACCTGCTCAAGTTTGTAGCGTTCAAAGCCTTAAAAATAGACTTAGCGAAGTACCAACGCCCGACCTACTAATAATAGATGAAGCGCACCACGCAAACGCGGGAACATGGAAGGATATTTTGGATTTTTACGGCGATAAGGTTTATGTTTTGGGCGTAACTGCTACACCATGGCGCAGCGATGGTCAAGGCTTAGGCGATGTATTTTCTGATTTAGTATTAGGACCGTTACCAGCTGAATTAGTACAAATGGGCAACTTGGTGATGCCTGAGTATTACAATTTTAAACCGTTGGCAGATTTTACAAAGATTAAAAAAGATAGGAACGGCGAATATAAAGCGGATGATTTATTTAAGGAAATGGACAAACCCGCGATAACAGGCAATGCAGTAGATGAATATAAACGTTTGGCACCGGGCGAACCTGCTATTTATTCATGTGTAAATATTAAGCATTCGGAAAATGTAGCAGCGGCTTTTAATGCTGCAGGATTTAAGGCGGTTGCGGTACATGGCAATTTAGAAGATACTGAAATTAAAGCTGCGTTTGATGGTTTAGCGAATGGCGCACTACATGTGGTAACATTTTGTGACCTCATAAGCGAAGGTACAGATATACCAGCGGTTTCGGTTGTAGGCATGCTTAGACGTACTATGTCGCTATCGTTGTATCTTCAGATAGTTGGGCGCGGACTTAGACCGATGGCAGGAAAAAACCGCTGTTTAATTTTGGACCATGTAGGAAATCAGAAAATGCACGGCCACCCACTTCAAACGCGCGAATGGACATTAGAAGGCGTGCAAAAGAAAAAACGCGATACTGAAACATTTGAAGCTGAGTATGCAGATTGTATTGAATGTTTAAGAACTTACATAAAGACCGAACCTAAATGCCCTTACTGTGGCGCTAAACCCGAAATAAAAATACAACAGATAGAAGAAGTTGCAGGCGTTGCAGTAAAAGATGAAACTACCTTGGATGAACTGCTAAAAGCTAAAAAATCAGAACAGGCTCAAAGTAGAACATTAGCGGATTTATGGGAACTGAAAAACAAGCGCGGGCACAAAGACAATTGGGTATATTATATTTTTGAAAGCAGAATACTAAAAGAAAACGGCAGCATTGAATGGATAAATAAAAAGTACGGTTTAGATGCTACGAATCAGAATGATTTGAAACAGGCGGCTAAACGAGCATGGAATAATTTTTTAAGAACTAAAAAGTATTGATATATGAGATGGAAACCACACGAAAAAGAACTACTAAAGCAGCACTATGCAGATTCTACTATTCACGAACTTATGCAGATGCTGAATAAAACACAGTCTTCAATTTATAACCAGGCATATTTTAATAACTTAAAAAAATCGGCAGCATATGAAGAAAAACGTCGTTTGCAAGACATTGAAAACATAAGAAAAAACACTACAAAACGCTTTCAAAAAGGTAGAACACCGTGGAACAAAAACGTAAAAGCTTATATGGGTGCCAATGTTACAAGTTTTAAAAAAGGTAATTTGCCGCACAATACGCGCAATGAAGGCGAAACGCGATTAAATAAAGAAGGCTATGTATTAGTAAAGATAGCACATAGAAAATGGATTAGAAAGCATTATTTGATATGGCAAGAAGTTAACGGTAAAATACCTAAAGGCTATATTTTAAGGCTTAAAGATGGCAACAAAGAAAATTATAATATTTCAAACATTGAACTAATATCACGGGCCGATAACATGCTATTAAACACCATGCATAGATTTCCAACGGAGTTAAAACAAACAATCAATTTACTTAACAAACTTAAAAAGAAAATCAATGAGAAACAAGATTCAAGACCTTAGAAACATGCTGTTCGAACAGATGGAACGCTTAATGGATGATGAAGCGGATTTAGCATCAGAAACAAAACGTGCCGAAGCCGTTGCACAAATTGCAAATGTATTAGTACAAAGCGCAAAGGTTGAAGTAGATTTTTTAAAAATGGTTGGCGCTGAAGGTAGCGGCACTGGGTTTATTCCTATGGACACACAAAAACAATTAGTATGAAACAACTAACAGCATTTATTATCTTAGTAGCCGTTTTATTCAGCTGCCAAAAACAGCCCGAACCTACTGTAATAGTGAAAACAATAACCATTTACCGCGACACTTGCGATTCAGAATTTATACGCAAGATAGGACAAATAGAATCGGGTAACAAAGATTCAGTTATTGAAGCAAACGGCCACGGTTTCGGGCGGTATCAGATTTACAACATTTGCGTAAAAGGTAGCGGAATGACTGACCTATTAGGCTATTCGCACGATGACATGTTTAATCATGAAAAATCAGTACATGTATTTTGGGCCACGATGGGTATTTTCTGCCATACATACGCACAAAAGCATGGCAAATATCCAACGTACGAACAGTTAGCCCGAATGTGGTGCGGAGGGTCTGAGGGTTACAAAAGTAACGCAACATTAAATTACTTACATAAATTTAGAACATTATGAAACGAAAAACAGATTATGAAATTCTATTAGAAATTTATCGGCGCGTTTATGCAGTATCTGAACCGCCCGCAAATTTCGATGAACTTGTAGCTAATGCCGAAGTAAACGAACGCGGCGAAAAGCAAATTAAGTTTTTAGAATATCAATGCGAAGAAGCAGTAATGCAGCGCATTTTAGACGAAACAATAACAAAGTATAAAATTAAAGGCCACCGCGCTAAAGCATTTGCATTTAGCTTTTGGTTAGGCTGTTCACCTAAAACAAAACAAATATAATGTCGGGCGGATTTTTCGATTACAACCAATATAAAATACATCATATGGCTGAACAGTTAGAAGATGTAATTTTAAAGAACGGTAAAAAACGTGAACATAGGGAATCATGGGAGGATGAAAACCACTATGAATACCCACCAGAAGTAATAGCTAAATTTAAAGAGGGTTTAGAATATCTTAAAAAGGCACATATTTACGCGCACCGTATAGATTGGCTGCTTTCTCATGATGATGGTGATGAATCATTTTTAGAACGTTTAGAATCCGATTTAAAAAAGCTATAAGTCATTTACAACATCACTTACAGCATCATTTACAGCATCATGAAAGAACAACACTTATACAAAGAATTGCAAGCGCGGCACAGTAAATACGGCGTTTTATTTCGAAATAATACGGGCACAGCATTTCAAGGAAAACGGGCGGTTATTAACAGCCGCCCTATAATAACTGAACCGCGGCAAATAACATTTGGCCTTTGCGTTGGCAGTTCGGATTTAATCGGTTGGACCGAAAAAATTATAACTAAAGATATGATAGGCCAAAAAATTGCTATATTTACAGCCCTCGAAGTGAAAAACCTAAGCGGCAAAGCAACAAAAGAACAAATCAATTTTATTAAACAAGTCAGAAAATCGGGCGGTATAGGTAATATATTGCGCTGGGTTGATGAAGATTTTAAAGCAGATGACATATGACCAACGAAGCACAAAGCCTACTATCTGAACTAAAAGATGAAGCATTAAAAATGGATGCTTACATTAAAGACGATGCAAAGCGGCAAAATTATAGGCAACTAAAAGAAAGGCAACTTTTAACGCTGCAAAATATCATTGTAACTTTAGAAGAAAAGGAACAAAGCTTATTTGAAAAATCTATTACGTTCCCACATTCGAAAGATTTAGAACAGGTTATTTTAGGTGCTATTCTGGTCGATAATGAAGCACGCGACAAAGTTAATTTTTTAAGCCCTGAGCATTTTTATTTTGATAATCACAAACTTATTTTTGAACTTTGCCAATCAGTTGAAGTAGTCGATATAGTAACGGTTGCTGAAAAACTAAAATACCGTTGCGGAGGACCAGCTTATTTGGCTGAACTTGCTAATCGTGTTGCAAGTGCTGCAAATTTAGAATATCACGCCCGAATATTGATACAAAAGCATGTACAGCGCGAACTAATAAAAGTAGGCATAAATATGATAAATACGATTATCGCTGATACTGACGATGTTTTTGAAACGGTGCGGGAACTAATGCAGAATATTAAAAAATTTAATGTAGGTAAGCAAATCATAAGACAATGAAACATGGAAGTTTATTTTCGGGTATAGGCGGTTTTGACCTTGCATCTGAATGGATGGGATGGGAAAATGTTTTTCATTGCGAAATAGCAGAATTTCCACGCAAAGTATTAAATTATTACTGGCCAAATGCAAAAACACATGAAGACATTACAAAAACAGACTTCACTATTTACCGAGGAACAATTGACATACTTACAGGGGGATTTCCATGTCAAGATGCAAGTATTGCAGGAAAAAAGAAAGGTTTACAAGGGCAAAGAACTGGATTATTCTATGAAATGCTTAGAGCTATTCGAGAAATCAGACCAAAATATATTGTCGCAGAAAACGTGGCAAATATTACCAAAATCAATAATGGACATGACTTTAGAATCATCATTAACGAATTGGCCCGATTGGGGTATAATGCAGAATGGAGAATTATATATGCTTCGGAAGTCGGTGCGCCCCATAAACGTGCAAGGTTGTATTTGGTTGCTTACCCCAACAGCATCAGACTGCAAGCGGGAAAAACTTACTTATCCAATGTGGCAGAGGAGATTGCACCGTTCAAGTGGATGTTTAACGGAACATCTATTCAGATTGTTCGGGGCGGTAGATGGAATAGTAAACCCCCAATTTTATGCGTGGATGATGGGATTTCCAGACCAATGGTGCGAAAATCCATCAAAGGATACGGAAACGCTGTAGTTCCGCAAGTAGTACATAAAATATTTCAAGCTATACAACATATCGAACAATGAAAGACAAGCCAATTGACTGGGAACAAAAACCCAAACAAAACACAAAGAAACCTAAAGCAGAACGCCCTGCAGCATCAGCGCCTGAAACTGACAAAAAAGGTTTTATAGGTGGCTATTTTCGCCCGTTAGGTTGGGGAACTGAAGATGGGCAAATGCTTTATTATTTTTACATTCGTTCTACTATGAGCATAGTAAAGTATAAAGCTGCTACAATAAACAAGGCGAATTTACTGAGCATTGCGCCTTTAGAATTTTGGCTGCTATCTTTTCCGAATCGCGATAATAGTAATTACGATGTAACTACAGCTGCCGATTATCTAATAAACTTTTGTAATCATGTAGGTTTTTATAATACTGAAAACATACGCGGGCGCGGTGCATGGCAAGAAAAAAACGGCGTTGTATTTCATGCCGGGCAACAACTAATACAGGATAAAAAGCGCTATAATTTAGGCGGTTTAGATACAAAATATAGCTATGTTTATAATAAAGCCATTGATATGCCAATTGAAGCGCCGCTGTTACCTACTGAGGCGGGCATGATACCTAAGATGCTAAATAAATTAAATTGGCAAACTAAAGCCGATGCAATACTATTATCGGGTTGGTTGGCGTTGGCACCGATTAGCGGCATCTTAAAATGGCGGCCTCACGTTTGGATAACAGGCCCGCGCGGTAACGGTAAATCTTGGGTATTAGAAAACATAGTTAATGAAGTTATTGGTAATATTGCAGTTAGTGTACAGGGCACGGCGGCAACGGAACCAGCGGTAAGGCAAAAATTAAATAGTGATGCACTACCTGTTACAATTGATGAAGGCGAAGGCAATGATGAACGCGCGGCACAGCGTATGCAAGAAATTATAGGATTAGCACGCGCCGCAAGTAGTGAAAAAAGCCCTGCAATTGCCAAAGGCGGCAAAGATGGCAAAGCTATTGATTATTTTGTACGTAGCTGTTTTTTATTCGTATCTATAAACCCGCAGTTAGTTAACGATTCTGACAAGCGCCGTTTTTGTGTTTTGGAACTAAAGAAACTACCCGACCCGAAACAATTTAATGAAGTTGAAAAGCTAAAGAATAAAATAATATTTGAAGGCTTCGGCCCACGTTTTCAGGCGCGAATGCTAAACTTAGCCGATAACATTCAAAAAAGCATTAAACTATTCACACACGCCGTATCGCTTATAACTGAAGATAGGGCAGTAGGTGACCAGTTCGGCGCGCTTATGGGCGGTTGGTGGCATACGCTGCACGATGACCCGGTAACAGCCGAAATAGCATTAGAAGAAGCAGCCGCAATTTTAGACATGCGCAAATACGAAGAAGACAAAGAAGATTTGACCGATGAACAAAGATGCTTACAACAGATACTAAGTCAAGAAATACGCATTGAAGCCGAAAATTATATAGGAACAAAAACGGTCGGCGAACTTGTAGAATATGCACATAATTATCAGCCATCAGTTAAACCATCACAGGCTGAAGCAAACGAAAGGCTAATGCGTTTAGGTATTCGCGTTATTGGCGATGACCTATTGATACTAAATAATTCTGTTTTTGTAAAAAAAGTTTTAAATAATACGCCTTGGCAAATATCATGGAATACTATCTTATTAAGGCTCAAAGGCGCATCAAGGCGAAGTAATACACGTTTTGCCGCTGGTATGTCGGGCCGCTGCGTTTCAATAAATTTAAAAAATTTATAAAAATTTTTATAAAAAAGCTTGCATTTATAAAAAGTGTTTGTATCTTTGTATCACAATTGATTTATAACACAACAAAAAACTTCAAATTATGAACACAGTAAACGTAATCAAAAACAGAATCACAAACAAAGTAATGTTTTTTCTTAACGGTGCGCAGGTTTTCCCTGTAGCTATTTCGGGTAACATTTACAAATTCGAAAACGGTCAAAATATTATTTTATAAATAACCACCGCCACGGGGCGCAGTATCCGACCAACTGCAATATTTTAAACTTTCAAAACTTCAAAATTATGCTTTACCTCAAAACAATTGGCAACGAATTTAAAGTTTGCGATGAACTTACAGATGAAATTATAGCAATATTTTACAATCAGCAAGATGCAATTGATTATATAAATTTTAAGA